ACAGGACAACCGGAAAAGAACACACATGGGGAGGTGATACCAATGGAGAAAAAGGTTCTGGAGCAGTACATAGACGCATGCGAGCTGATCAAAGAGACGGAAAAGGACATTAGACGGCTGAAAAAAAAGCGGCAGACCATCGTACAGACGAACGTGTCCGGGAGCAATCCCGATTTTCCGTACAATCCGCAGCACTTTAAAATTGCCGGTACGGCGTTCACCTATGAGGAGGATGCCCGCCTGCGGCATGAGGAGAAGATTCTGGAAGAGCGCCGGGAGCAGGCGCAGTATCTGAAGGAATGGAGCAGGAACCATGGGAAAAACGAAAAAAGAAGCTAAAAAGGCAATGGGCGTAAGCCCGATCACTGGAATAATCTATTACGGTACCCTTCGGGGTGATGAATGGGTTGGAGAGAAGGAAGATGTGACCGATATGGCCATCAGAGCCGTATTCGACTGGTTCATCGAGAAGCATCAGGACGCATGCCCGCCGGATGGGGTGTATACGCTTGAGTTTCTGGGGGAAGATTATGTGCTGAGTATGAAGAGAAAGGACAGTGAAATTTTCGAAAAGCCAGAAAAATCGAAATTATGCCCACGATGCGGGGCTAAAGTGCAAATGTAAAACGAAAAGAAAGGAGCCAGCCTCCGGCCGGGGCAAGGGTATACCGGGCTTCTTGAAATAATGGGAGAATTAAGCACAGAAGAGTGGAAAAAACAGAAGAAGATACAGAGAGCGATTTTTACGGCGAAGCAGAATCTGCCGTATGAAGTGAAACTTCGTCGTCAGGCCAGAAGAGCGTGGGAGTTCTGGACGGAAATGGAATACGAGAATAAAAACTGCCATGTGAGCGTTGGTGGATTGGACAGCATTACGCTGTTTATCTGGCTGCACAGTATCGGCATCCACGTTACAGGAATTACGGTATCTGGTATTGAAGATCAGAGCATCCAAAAGGTACATAGAGCATTGGGGCTTGAAGTTGTGAAATCGTATAAGAGCAAGGTTACGATTTTGAATGAGATTGGCTTTCCGGTGATCAGCAAGAAGATTGCCGGGCGGATCAATACACTGCAGAATCCGACAGAGAACAATAAGACGGTGCGGCATGCGATCATCACCGGCGAATGCGGTGCACAGGGGCATTATGCCAAGAACAGCCGCATGCAGTTGCCGCAGAAATGGCTGAGATTGTTTGGTGGTTATGAAAACGAGAACGAGGGTGTCAACTATGGCAAGCCTGAGCCGGACATTAAAATTTCGAATGAGTGTTGTTACTGGCTAAAAGAGAAACCTTGCGACGACTGGGCGAAGAACCATAACAGCAGTCCTTACCTTGGAATTATGGCAAGTGAAGGGGGACAGCGTGAAGAGGCGTTAATCGATCATGGCTGCAATTATTACGGCAAGACCGTGACCCGATCTGCTCCCTTTGCAATCTTCATGCGGCAGGATATCCTGCAATTGGCGCTGGATATGGACCGCTGGTATCATGAGCATCTGGAATTATTTGAGAAACTGTATCATGCGCAGCCGTATGGCCGGAATAAAGACGGGAGCCCGAAAAAATATGTTCCGCTGGAATCCATCGTGCCGGAAATCTATGGAACGATAGCGAAGCGGCAGAATGGAGAACTCTACACAACAGGAGCACAGAGAACCGGCTGTAGCATGTGCGGTTTTGGAATTCATCTGGAGCAGCGGCCGCACCGGTTTGACAAGCTCCGGGAGCGCAACCCGAAAGAATGGGAATTCTGGATGTATCGCTGCTGCACAGATCCAAACACTGGCGAAAAATATGGCTGGGGAAGGGTGCTGGACTATATCGGCGTGGAGTGGGAGGACATTCCGGCGGTGCAGATGAATTTGGAGGATTTTCTGAAATGAAAGAGTTGATTATAGATTGCTTTGCTGGCGGGGGCGGTGCCTCCGTCGGCATCGAGATGGCACTGGGGAGACCGGTAGATATTGCGATCAATCATGATCCAGATGCCATCCTGATGCACAAGACGAATCACCCGAACACGCTGCATCTGACCGAGGATATTTTTAAAGTCAATCTGCGTAAATACGTCAAAAATCAGCATGTGGCGTTGATGTGGGCTAGTCCGGACTGCACAAGCCATAGCAAAGCCAAGGGCGGTAAACCACGGGAGCGCGGTCTGCGTATCCTTCCATGGGCGGTGTATAAGCACGCGAAGGAGATTCTGCCGGATGTGATTCTGATGGAAAATGTGGAAGAAATACAGCAGTGGGGGCCGCTGGATGAAAAGGGATATCCGATCCCAGAAAGAAAGGGAGAAGATTATCAGAAATTTATCCGGTCGATGAAAGCTTTGGGTTATATATTCGACTGCCGGGAGCTGGTAGCTGCCGACTATGGGGCACCGACCACACGGAAACGATGGTACGCGGTGTTCCGGCGGGACGGGAAAGAAATCCGCTGGCCAGAACCCACGCACAGCAGGGAAAACACCGGTTTACAGCGATGGAAAGAGTGCGGAGACTATATTGATTGGTCTGACCTCGGAACGTCGATTTTTGGCCGGAAAAAGTCGCTGGCAGAGGCAACACAAAAGCGAATAGCAAACGGGATAAAAAAATATATCATCGATGCACCGGAACCGTATATTGTAAAAAATAAAGACGCATTAGCCTTTATCATCCAATATCACGGAGAGACGCGGGACGGGGAATCGAGAGGGCAGCTTTTAACGGAGCCGATCAAAACGATCGACACCTCAAATCGATATGGCTTGGTAACTGCCTTCATCACAAAGTATTATAAATCCGGCATCGGGCAGGGGTGCGATGAGCCACTGCATACCATAACGACTTCACCGGGGCATTTCGGGCTGGTGTCGGCGTTCCTAATCAAATACTACGGGGCAGGATGCGGGCAGATGCTCAGCCGTCCATTGGGAACGATTACCACGAAGGACCGGTTCGGTCTGGTAAACGTGATTTTAAACATCAAAGGCGAAAAATATATCATTTATGAGATTTTTCTTCGGATGTTGAAACCGGAAGAACTGAAGCTGATGCAGGGATTCCCGAAAGATTACATTATCAACCGGGATTACAACTGGAAAAGTTATCCGGTTGCAAAACAGGTGGCGCGGATCGGGAACAGCGTGGTGCCGATTATGGCTCAGAAACTGGTAGAGGCCAACTGCCCGTACTTGAAAGTAGGCGAGCGGGTGCCGAATCTGAATATCGACGACAGCCAGTGGCAGTTGAGATTTGCGTGAGTGGGAGAAGCGAGTATGAAATTATTAAAAGTAAAAATCATCGATGATCAATTAAAAGAATACGGATTTCATAAAGTGCAAGAGAATAGAGACGAGATCACATATGAAATGAATTACACACATGGTACAAAGAAAATGGTTAAAGTCACATTTTATGGAGTAATGGTGTATATTTGCCCAGAAGAAGCAGACTATTTAATTCCGGCATTTCTTACGATGGATGAAATGAAGATGTTTCAGAACAAGATTAAAGAATTTAGGAAGAACAGAAAGGGGCATGGCAGATGAATGGTGAAGGATATCGCGATCCAACCGCAGACAAAGCAATTCGAAACGCCGTCCGCCTGCCGAGGCCAATCTGGAACGTGGTCAAGGCTGTGCGGGAGGTTCTGAACGTGTCGCATCTGGAGTTGGTTGAGATCAGAATGAGAGACAGGACAACCGGAAAAGAACACACATGGGGAGGTGATACCAATGGAGAAAAAGGCACTGGAGCAGTACATAGACGCGTGCGAGCTGATAAAGGAGACGGAAAAGGACATTAGACGGCTGAAAAAAAAGCGGCAGACCATCGTGCAGACGAACGTATCCGGGAGCAATCCGGATTTCCCTTACAATCCGCAGCACTTCAAGATCGCAGGGACGGCGTTCACCTATGAAGAGGACGCCCGTCTGCGGCACGAAGAGAAGATTCTGGAGGAGCGCCGGGAGAACGCCCAGTGGCTAAAAGTAGAAGTGGAGCAGTGGATGAACCACATTCCACAGAGGATGCAGCGCATTATCAAGTACAGAGTCTTCGAGGAGATGAGCTGGAGCCAGGTGGCGGCGAAACTCGGAAGAAAGGCAACCGCAGACAGCGTGCGGATGGAATATCTGAGGTTCATGGAGGCGGCATAGAAAACTTTGAGAGAAAATGAAAGTTTGTTCGTTTTGTTCGCAATGTTCGTTTTCAAAATGTTATAGTGTATCATGGAGAGAACGGCAGGAAGGGTTTCATCTTTTCTTTACCTCCTTGTGAATGTATTTTGAGCGGCGGTCAGGTGTCACAGCCTGGCCGTTGATTTGGCAGGCATCAGCCCGTGGAAAAAGCCCGAATGATGCACGGTGCAGATTGGTACCATGCACCTATTGGAACGTAGCTCAAGGAGAGCGCAGAGACGCCGGTACGAGGCGCAGGTTCGAATCCTGCAGTTCCAACTCTCCAGTGGATGGAGATTCTCCGATTTGTTACTCTTATACAAGGATTCCTCGCAGAGATGCGGGGAATTTTTGCGTGCAGAAACAGAAAGGCGGTGTTGCAGGATGGCAAAATTGACTGCAAAGCAGCAGAGATTTGTTGAGGAGTATCTGATCGACCTGAATGCAACGCAGGCCGCGATCAGAGCTGGCTATAAAGCAGGAAACTCACAAAGAGCCAGCGAAATAGGAAATGAATTACTCCAGAAAACTCCAGTTTCAGAAGCGATTCAGCAGGCAATGGCCGAAAGGTCAAAAAGGACAGGTATCAACCAAGACAGAGTAATCCAAGAACTGGCGCGAATAGCTTTTGTGAATCCGCAAAAAGTAATCAATTCTGAAGATGCTTCTATTCGAGCAGATGCCACAGAAGATGATTTGGCATGTATTCAGTCAGTAAAAGTTAAAACTATGGATGGTGAAAAAGGATCGTCAGTTGAAAGGGAAGTCCGATTAAATGATAAGATGAGAGCACTGGAGCTTCTTGGAAAACACCTTGGTATGTTCAAGGATAAAGTTGAGCTGGATGCAGATATGGATCTCAACATCACGATTGACTACGGGGAGGACGATTCCGGATGAATATAAACGTCCAGATGAATCCGGGCTTCAAAGAAGTTGACCGTTCCAGGAAAAGATATATCGTTATGAAAGGCTCTGCTGGATCAGGAAAGAGTGTTGATACGGCGCAGAATTATATCTTGCGGCTGATGCAGGATCCGGGAAGAAATCTTTTGTGCGTCCGAAAGGCGGATGTGACCAACAGGGATAGCACTTTTGCAGAATTGCAAGGTGCTATTTTTCGTATGTTCGGGGAGCAGTATAAGAAATATTGGCATATTAACAGCTCCAACATGATTATGGAATGCAAAATCAACCGGAATCAGATCATCTTCCGAGGAGTCAATGACGAGAAACAGCGAGAAAAGCTGAAATCCATTACCTTCAAGCGTGGGAAGCTGACAGATGTGTGGATTGAAGAAGCCACGGAGATTACGCAGGCAGACTTCGAGATCATCGATGACCGTCTCCGTGGTGAACTGCCGGATGGACAGTTCTATCAGATCCGGATGACGTTCAACCCGGTATCGGCGTACCACTGGATTAAGCGTGTGTTCTTTGACCGGTCAGATCCGGATGTTCTGACACATCAGTCAACCTACGAGCAGAACCGCTTTATCGATGATGCCTACCGAAGACGTATGATGCGGCGTAAGGAAGTGGATCCAGAAGGGTATCGGGTATATGGCCTGGGGGAATGGGGAGAAGTCGCCGGACTGATCCTCAAAAACTATGTTGTCGAAGAATTTGACCGCTCGCCGGAACGATTCGACTACATGGTCAATGCACAGGACTTCGGCTTCAACCACGCAAACTGCATCGGCGAGGTCGGTTTCAAGGATGGGGAGCTGTATCTGTGCCGGGAGCTGTACGTGTATGAGATGGATACGGATGAGATCATCCGGCTGGCAGAAGGACAGTTCAGCAAGCGCCTGCGTATGTGGTGCGATTCTGCGGAGCCGGACCGTATCAAGATGTGGCAGAAGGCGGGATACCGCGCAAAAGGTGTGCAGAAAGAGCCGAACAGCGTGCATGCCCAGATAGACTATTTGAAACAGCATAGGATCCATATCTACCCGTCCTGCGTCAATACAATAAAAGAAATTCAGCAATGGAAGTGGAAGAAGGATGAGCGTACCAACACTTATCTCGAAGAGCCAGTTCCGTTTTTTGATGATGCCATGGCGATGCTTCGGTACTCGATTGAGGAAGAACGTAAGGCAAAACCGCGGCTGAACAGAAAAGTGAAAGGAGGGATATAGAGGTGTGGACGAATTTGTATAGGCTACCGTCGGAAGAGACGCTGACAGATGCCAAATTGAACGAATTTATCATGCGGCATTCCGGAGAGTGCGCATTTAGATACAGCATGCTGCAGGAGGCCTACGAGACGGAGTATCCGATCCTGCATGAGCCGTTAAAGCCGAAATGGAAGCCAGACAACCGGATTATGGTTAATTTTGCCAAATACATCGTGGATACGATGAACGGCTTCTTCATCGGGCATCCGATCAAACTGCAGGTCGACAATGGGAACGAAGCAGTTGCGAAGTATGTTGAATTTCTGGACCAGTACAACGATCAGGACGATAACAATGCTGAGCTGTCCAAAATCTGCAGCATTTTCGGCAAGGGCTATGAAATGTATTATGTCGATGAGAACGGAAACATCGGCATTACCTATCTAAGCCCGTTGGATGCATTCATGATTTACGATGATTCCGTGCTGGAAAGGGAACGGTATTTCGTGCGGCTGTATTACGATTCGAATCAGATCCTTCATGGCAGCGTTTCAGATGAGACGAAGGTTCGATGGTTCACAATAAAGGGAAAGCTGATCTGGGATGCAGACGAGAAGATACACGGCTTTGATGGCGTTCCGGCATCTGAGTACGTAGAAAACAAGGAGCGGATGGGAATCTTCGAACCGGTGCTTACGATGATCAACGCATACAATAAGGCGATCAGCGAGAAGGCCAATGATGTTGACTATTTCGCGGATGCTTATCTGAAAGTTCTTGGATCCAAGCTGGAAGAAGATGATGTGGCGCATATCCGGGACGACAGAATCATTAACTTTGATGGAGATACCGAGCGGTTGATCGTTGAATTTCTTCAGAAGCCAGATGGAGACACTACACAGGAGCATCTGATCGATCGACTGGAAAAGCTCATCTTCCATATCAGCATGGTAGCCAATATCTCGGATGAGAATTTTGGTACCAGCTCCGGTATCGCCATGAAGTATAAGCTGCAGGCGATGAGCAACCTGGAAAAGACGAAGGAACGGAAATTTACCAGCGGTATGAACCGGCGGTACCGTCTGATCTTCTCAAATCCGGTCTCGGGGATGAAAAAAGATGACTGGGTGAAGATCCATCCACACTTTACGCCGAACTTCCCGGCAAACCTGCAGGAAGAGGCAGAGATCGCGAAGAATCTGGAAGGCGTTGTCAGCCAGGAAACACAGCTGGGCGTGCTGTCTATCGTGGATAATGCACAGGACGAGATTAAGAAAATCGATGCTGATCAGGATAAGATGAGAGCGGATCCTGTGATGGAGCAGATGTTTGGCGGCGGTGGACAGGATGACGAGTAAGGAATACTGGCAGAAGCGTGAGACGGAGCATGCTAAGAAGAATAAGATGGCGGAGCAGGCCTATGCAGAAGAGATCCGGAAGACCTATGCATATATGGCAGACCAGATCCAGAAGGAGATCGATGGATTTTATGCAAAGTACGCCACAAAAGAGGGAATCTCGCTGGCGGAGGCAAAAAGGAGAGTTTCCAAGCTTGACATCGAAGAATATGGAAGGAAAGCCGCAAAATACGTCAAAGAAAAAGATTTTTCTGATCAGGCGAATGAAGAGATGCGGTTGTACAATGCGACCATGAAAATCAATCGCCTGGAGCTGCTGAAAGCCAATATCGGGCTGGAAATGGTATCCGGCTTCGACGAACTGCAGAAATACTTTGATCAGACGCTGACACAGCAGACAATAGAAGAATTTCGCAGGCAGGCGGGCATTCTTGGCAATTCTGTGCAGGAAAACGGGAAAATGGCGCGGGCAATCGTCGATGCGTCATTCCATAACGCCACCTATTCCGACCGGATTTGGATGTATCAGGATATGCTGAAAGCAGAGCTGGACAAGCTGCTGAAAACAGGGCTAATCCAGGGTAAGAACCCGCGGGAGCTTGCGGTGCACCTGCAGAAACGCTTCGGTGCAAGCCGGGAGGATGCAGAGCGGCTCATGGTCACGGAGCTTGCCAGAGTCCAGACAGAAGCTCAGAAACAGTCCTATATCCGAAATGGATTCGAAGAGTATACATACGTTGCCTGCGGGAATGCAGATGTCTGCGAGCGGTGCCAGGCGTTGGACGGTAAGCATTTTAGGGTGCAGGATATGATGCCGGGGACGAACGCGCCGCCGATGCATCCGCGGTGTCACTGCTCCACGGCAGCCTATGAAGGCAGTGCAGAATATGAGAAATGGTTGGACTTTCTGGAACAGGGTGGTACCACAGAAGAATGGGAAGCATCGAAAAACAGAAAGGCAAGATATTGTTTATGACGAATACTCTGAATATGCCGCCTCATGAGAGGGTAAAACTTTTGAGAAAAGGCGAAAAAGTTCTGTGCAAGAAATGCAAAAAAGGAATTATGATTCCTGTTGGCGACCGTGAAAAAACCAATACTTTTTACTGTGATTCTTGCAAGAATCAGTTAATTATCAACTGATGATAAGGAGACAGGACAAATGGCTCAGAATGATTATTTCGTGATTGTATACCAGGTACTGAAATATCTGTATGAATGCTTGAAAAAGGGTGAAAAACCAGAAGCGTGTTACCTTACAGCATCGGCTTATAATATTCATGAGAATTATTGGCAGTATATCATTTTAAGCCTGATTACGGAAGAATATGTAAAAGGCATTGCTGTTAATCATACGAAAGATGGCGTTCTTTTAGGCGATCTGCCGGATGCCATTATCACACCAAAGGGTATTTCCTATCTGTTCGAAAATTCGTTGCTTGAAAAGGCAAAAAAGACGTTGAATGACGTAAAAGAGATGGTTCCGTTCGTATAAAACTGTTTAAGGAGTAAAAACGATAATGGCAAAGAATGACATGGAAGTAATCATGTATAAAATACTAAGGTATCTGTACGAATGCATGAAACTCGGTGTAGAACCAGAACTCGAACAGTTCGCGTGGAATTCAAAATTATTTGATATTCCGCAAAGCTATTGGTGCAAGATCATTGCAACGCTTGTAAGGAAGGGATATATTACAGGATTTGTGGTCGTTGACAAAGCAAAAGACGCGCCAATGCTCCAAACAGACAGACCATTTGAGATTACGTTTGAGGGCGTACAGTTCCTGGAAGAAAACAGCCGCATGCAGAAAGCAAAAGAATATTGTACTGAAACATTCAACGTGATATTGTCTGCATTACTTGGCGCGATTATTTCATAGTTACCACTAGTCGAGAGGCCGGTGGTATTTTTATGCCCATTTAAGAAAGAGAGGATCAAAGAGTGATTGAAGTATCCGTTCGTAAGAACGAAATCAAGGTATCCGGCCATGCAATGTATGCACCGCACGGGCAGGACATTGTCTGCGCAGGCGTTTCCAGCCTCGTGCGGACGCTGATCCGCTCGATCGAGGATCTGACAAGGGATGAAATAGAATACGAAGTATCGCCCGGCTGGGTTGATATACAGTATGGGAATCTATCAGAGAGAGCAAGAACTCTGGTGGATTCCTTTTTTGTCGGCATCTGCCTGATGGCCGATGAATTTCCGGAGCATGTCCGGATCGTGTAACCGATGTGACCGAAATGTCGTTAAACTATGATTCTGGAGCAACGGCACGGGGCTATTACAGAACGGGACGGGGCAGAAAGGACCGAAAAATAATGAAGTACAAAAACAACCATTATCATTGGAGAATCCCAATGATTAACCTGCAGTTATTTGCAGACGGCGAAGGAGACGGTAGCGGAGCCGGAGACGGAAACGAGGACGGAGCTGGAGCAGGTTCTGGAGATGGCGGCAATGAGATGTCATTTGACGATTTTCTTGGGCAGGCAGAGAATCAAGCAGAGTTCGACCGCAGGGTCCAGAAAGCGGTAAACACAGCAGTGACCAAAGCACAGGAAAAGTGGCAGGCACTGACTGATGACAAGCTTTCAGAGGCGGAAAAGCTCGCAAAGATGACAAAAGAAGAGAAATCGGAGTACAAAACCCGAAAGCTGGAGAAAGAACTGGCGGATCTGAAACGGCAGAACGCACTTTCGGAGATGTCAAAGACAGCCAGAAAGATGCTGGCAGATGAGGAAATCAACATCCCGGATGAACTTCTGGCACATCTGGTATCAGAAAGCGCTGAAGACACCAAGACGGCAGTTGAAGCTTTCGCGAAGATGTACAAGGATGCAGTACAGGCTGCCGTAAAAGACGCCCTGAAAGGAAATGCACCAAAGGGCGGATCCGGCGGAAAGGGCGCTGTGACAAAAGAACAGATTCTTGCAATCAGCAACCCGATTGAGCGGCAGCGGCTGATTGCGGAAAACATCGCATTATTTCAGTAGGAGGAATACACATGCATAAAATTGGAAAATTAGGGCTGCAGGTGTTTGCAGCACCGGATAACATGACGGGGCAGGCACAGATCAAGGTAAAGGCCCGCGAGATTGACTTTGTAACATCTTTCGGCAAAAACATTCAGGCGCTGCTTGATGTCCTGGGCATTATCCGAATGATCAAGAAAGATAACAATACTGTTTTAAAGACAAAAAAGGTAACAGGAACCCTGCAGTCCGGTGAGGTCGCAGAGGGCGAAGAAATCCCGTACTCTCAGTACGCTGTGGAAGAGATCCCGTTCGACACCATCAAGATCAGCAAATACCGCAAAGGTGTTACCCTGGAGGCAATCGCAGAAAAGGGATACGATGCCGCAGTACAGGACACTGATGAAGAGTTTAAAACTGATCTGCAGAACGTTGTTATGGACAAGCTGTATGCACAGCTGAAAGCAGGTTCTCTGACCGGCCATGAAAGTACCTGGCAGATGGCAGTTGCTATGGCAATTGGAAAAGTCAAAGATAAATTCAAAAAGATGAGAAGAACGGCTACGGGCGTAGCAGTGTGGGTGAATACACTGGATGTATACAAATACGTCGGCGCTGCGGACATCACACTGCAGACGGCGTTCGGCTTTGAGTACATGAAGAAATTTCTTGGCGCTGATGTCGTGTTCGTAAGCTCTGAAATTCCGGAAAACGTCGTCATCGCTACTCCACTCAACAACATCGTCGGATATTATATCGATCCGGGCGATTCTGAGTTCGTAAAGGCAGGCCTCAGCTACACGACAGACCCAACCACTCACTTCATCGGCTTCCATGCACAGGGCACCTATGAGAGAGCCATTTCGGATCTGTACGCCATTATGGGTCTGCGCTTATTCTGCGAATACCTGGACGCTATCGCCTATATTTCCGTCGGTGGAGCAGATACACAGACTCTCGGAAAACTGACCGTAACGGCGGCAGAAGGATCTGAGACAGGAAAAACAAAGATTTCCGTAAAAGAGCAGCTGATGTCTATGAAAAACTGCTGGAAGTACAAAGATGCAGCATCTGCGACCGCGGTAAAATACGGCGATGATGTGAAAAACTGGAGCAAATGGGATGGAGAATCCGAGATCGCATCTACCGCTGGCCATCATATCACATTGGTTGAGTGCGACCAGAACTACAAAGCAGTTCGTTCTGGCGACGTAACAGTAGCTGTGAAGAGCTGAGAAAGGGTGATGGTATATGTACAGAGTAATCGAGTATTTTACTGATTTGCAGGACAATGACCATGAATACAGAGCAGGCGATACCTTCCCGCGTGAGGGACTCAAGGTATCCGAAGCCCGCCTGGCAGAGCTTGTATCTGCTGAAAATCTGCGTGGTATCCCACTGATTGAGCTGGTGGAGCCGGAAAAGGCAGGCAAAGGGAAAAGCAAGAATAAGGCAGTAGATTCCTTGACGGAGTAGGAGGCGGCCTATGATCGAAGATCTGAAACTGCTTCTTGGGATGGAAGATACAGACAAAAAGACAGAACAGCAGTTACAGCTGATTCTGAATGCCACGAAACAGCGGCTGAAATTTCTTCTTGGCGGTCTGGAGCCGCCGGAAGAGATGGAATACATCATATTGGATGTTTCGGTCATTCGATTCAACCGGATCGGCTCTGAAGGGCTCTCCTCTCACAGTGTTGAGGGCGAGAGCCTTTCCTGGTCAGAAAATGATTTTGCCGGGTATATGGATGATATCCAGTCCTATCTGGACAGCCAGCGGGAGGCAAGAAAGGGAAAGGTAAAGTTTCTGTGAGATATGATACACCAGTTTTCTTCCAACGGGTCCTGCCGGGCGAATATGATTCGAAAACCGGAAACTATGCTGCAGACCAGGTCACAGAGGTGCAGAAAATGGCTTCTGTGATGGATACGAGAGCAGAGATCATGCAGATCGTATACGGAGGAATCCGTCAGGGCAGCGTGACCGTACAGCTCCAGAATCATTATCAGAAGCCGTTTGATCGGATCCGGATCGGGAACGCAAACTATAAAGTGGACTATACACGGAAATTGCGTGTAAAACAGACATTCATACTATCGGAGGTGGTCTGATGCCAAAAATCAAGCTGGAAGGAATGGAAAAACTGCAGGTCAAATTGAAGAAAAACGTGCAGATGAGTGATATTAAGCGGGTGGTAAAGGAAAACGGAAAAGCTTTGCAGGAGGCGTCACAGAGAAAAGCGCCAGTGGATACCGGTACACTGAAACGGAGTATTGGTCTTGAGATCCGAGATGGCGGTCTTACGGCTGAAGTGGAGCCAACAGCAGAATATGCGGCATACGTGGAGTATGGAACTCGGTACATGAGTGCACAGCCATATATGCGTCCTTCCTACACAGCGCAGAAAGAGAAGTTCAAATCCGATTTGAAAAAGCTTACGAGGTGACATCATGGACCCACAGCAGGAATTATTCAGTGCGTTGCTTCTGGAATTAAAAAAACAGTATCCAGACGGTGTGTATGACACGTTTTTACCGCCGGAAGGTACGCCATACCCGTTTATCTATCTGGCGGACAGTGACTTGAATGATCGGGCCAACAAAACGGCTGTATTCGGCACTGTAAGTCAGACAATCCACGTTTGGCACGACAATCCGCGGCAGCGCGGCACAGTTTCACAGATGCTTCTGCAGATCAAGCAGGTTTGCAGACATCTGGAACATACCGGCAACTTTTCCTGGTCCGTGCAGAGCTTAAATCAGAGAATATTGCCGGACACAACCACCAACCAGCCACTTCTTCACGGTATCGTGGAAGTGACTTTTTTATTTAGTTAGGAGAACAGCATGAGAAAAACAATTGATTTACAGTTATTCGCAGATGCGGTACGTGGTAAAAAGATCGTTTATCTGTACCGCCTTAAAAAAGATGCGGCTAAAAATGCAGCTACAGCATTAGCGTTTACGACAGAGAACGGCAGAACGACAAGCAAAGATGCCGATACCACAGAGACAAAGGATGGCACGATCCGTACCCCGGGAGCAGCCGAGGTTGAGATTACGGCAACCAGTATTCTTGCCAAGGGCGACACACTGATCGACTCTCTTGAAGATGCCATGATCAACGATGAACTGGTCGAGATCTGGGAAGCAAATCTGGATGATCCAGCATCCAGCGGAAGCAATAAATTTAAGGGAAAATACTTCCAGGGCTATGTGACGGAGGTAGAAAAGACTTCAAACGCCGAAGATATGGTGGAGGTGTCTCTTACCTTTGGTGTCAATGGAACCGGTCAGAAAGGTGATGTAACCGTAACGACCGCGCAGCAGGAAATAGCAGCTTACGTATTTACAGATACGACAAAAACAGGAGCGTAAAAATACTGAGGGCGAGAAATCGTCCTCAGTTTGAATAGTAAAGGAGAAAAATGATATGGAACTTACAATCAACGGACAGGTGTATCAGTTTAATTTTGGCATGGGATTCATGAGAGAAATGAACAAGAAAGTAAGCATGCCGGTAGACGGAGTAAAAGATGCCAAGAAGAATATTGGCCTGAGATACGCTGTGGCAGGGATCATGGACGGAGATGTAGAGGCTCTTGAGGATCTGTTACTCGTAGCGAATAAAGGGCAGAATCCGAGAGCAACTACAGAAATTCTGGATGAATATATTGATGATCCGGATACCGATATCAATCAGCTCTTCGAAGATACGATGGGTTTCTTAAAGAATGCAAATGCTACGAAGAAATGCGTCCAGAATCTCGAGAAGACGATCGAGGAAGAAAAAGCGAAGAAGTAGGTGGCGTAGCCCATGAAGAGGTGAGTTTCGAAGAACAATACCGGGAAGTTGCAATCAGCTGCTTCCGGTATCTGGGATTCACATCGTTTGAGCAGGTTGATCGTCTGACGATTGCACAGTACGAAATTATGATGGAAGCGCTGAGATATCGAATAGTAGACGACGAATACAGGGCACATCGGCAGGCCTTTCTGAATTTTGCGGCCCAAGCGCAAAAAAAATCCGGAAAGAAAACAGTGCCAGTATACAAGCGATTCCGTAATTTCTTTGACTATGAAAAAGAATTAAAAAATGTGAAGGAAAAGAAGCGCAAGAAGGGTGATCCACGATTCGCCGGAATATCCAAATTGTTAAAGAGAGGAGAGTGAACAGATGGCAGAATCTTATAGCGTAAAGGCGGTTTTATGCGCGGAAGATAAGAACTTCTCCTCAATGATGAAATCATGCAGCAGTTATGCTGAAAATCTGAAAAATACGCTTACAAGTGGAATTGGATTCGGCGCTATGGCGGCGATCGGATCCAAGGCAGTATCGGCAGTCGGAAGTGGATTAAAAAGTCTGACTACAGGAGCAATAAGCGCTGGTGCGAATTTTGAGAATGCTATGTCATCTGTAGCAGCTATTTCCGGGGCTACAGGATCTGACTTTGATCGGCTGTCTGAAAAGGCGAAACAGCTCGGAAAATCCACACAGTACACCGCAAGTGAGACAGCTTCTGCGATGGAGTACATGGCAATGGCCGGCTGGAAAACTGAGGATATGTTAAATGGAATCGAAGGCGTAATGGATCTGGCCGCTGCATCGGGAGAAGATTTGGCTGGCGTTTCCGACATCGTAACAGATGCTATGACAGCTTTCGGTTTATCGGCGGATGGCACCACCAAAATTATCAAAGATGGTTTTACAAAAGAAGTCTCCAACGCTTCACATTTTGCTGATGTTCTGGCAGCAGCTTCGGCAAATTCTAACACCAACGTTGCTATGCTGGGCGAATCTTTTAAATATGCGGCTCCCGTAGCTGGATCGTTAGGATACAGCGTAGAAGATACAGCCATTGCCCTCGGACTCATGGCGTCGTCAGGGTTGAAAAGCAGTATGGCTGGTAGCAGCCTCCGAACTATCCTGACAAATCTTGCCAAGCCAACAGATGATATCAGTGACGCAATGGATTATTTGGGCATATCCTTGCAGAACGGTGATGGCTCTATGAAGTCTCTGATGGACATTGTAACGGATTTGCGAGGTGCATTTGGACAATGTAAAATGCCAATGGATCAGTTCCAAGAGAATCTTGCAAAACTTGACGAAAAGTATGCCAATGGAGAGCTGACAGAAAAGAAGTATAATGAAGCATTAGCAGATTTAACGGAAAAGGCTTATGGAGCAGAGGGAGCGTTAAAGGCCAAATATGCTGCTACATTAGCTGGAAAAGAGGGTATGTCAGGTCTGCTTTCAATCGTGAGTGCGGCACCAGAGGATTTTGACAAGTTAACAAACGCCATTTATAACAGCGATGGTGCAGCCAAAGAAATGGCAGAAATAAAAATGGATAATCTGCAGCACGATGTCGTGAAACTGCAGTCTGCTATGGAAGGACTTGGAATTACCGCATTCAACCAGGTTGGCGGAAAAATGAGAGGTTTGGTTGGCATCGCAACTGAGGCGGTTGGAAAAATCGATGAGAAGCTTGCCAGCGGAAAAGGGATCGAAAAGGCTGTCGATAAAATAGAAGCAATGGTTGAGAAAGCAAAACCATATTGGGATATTTTCAAAACGGATGCAGTGGAAGCAGGAACAGCGCTGGGCGATGCGGCTGGGGCGATCATAGGAGATATCAAGAAACTTTCAGGTTCTTTTGGCAGCACAGAAAGTATTGAAAATTTCTCAACCATTTTGGGAAAGGTTAAAGATGGAACTGTAGCAGTTTCGGGATTTTTGGAAAAACATTCGGATGTAATTGCAAAGTTGGTGGTAACACTTCCGAAACTTTTGATTGCGTACAAAGGCTTTAAAATTGTTAAAGCTGTAGCACCGTTTGTTGGCGCATTTACGGGAGCTGTTGGAGGACTGGCAAAGGCTGGTCTTGGGAAAATTGCACCTGGCTTATTTAAAGTGTCAAAAGGGCAGGAAGCGGTTGGCAAATCAAGCGGTGGCAGTGCAAAGAAAATGGTAGCATCCGCCAAGGCCTTTATGATGATGGGTGTCGGGGTACTGGCGATTAGTGCTGGGTTCTATTTGCTTGCGCAGTCTGCAATTGCAGTAACCAACGCTGGCCCAGGGGCAATCGCTGTTTTTGGTGGTTTGATTGGTGTTGTAGTAGGACTTGCAGTTGGTATGACAAAGATGCTTTCGTCTATGTCTGGCGGGTCGAAGAAATTAACAGCGATGACACCGGCGCTTCTGGCATTGGGAGCGGCTGTATTAATGATTAGCGCAGGTTTGGCACTGCTGGCGTATTCTTCAATTCAGTTGGCGAATGCTGGTCCGTTGGCCATTGGATGTATGGCAGGAATGGTCGTAGCGCTTGCCGGTTTGATGTTGGTAGCGAAAAATGTAGCACCAACACTTTCGGCCGGAGCAGTTGGATTTGTTGCGTTTGGGGCCTCGGTATTAATTGCGGCAGCTGGAATCGGATTGTTATCCCTGGCGGCTATTAATCTTGCAAATGCCGGTCCCCTGGCCATTGGATGTATGGTTGGTATGGTTGCGGCAATCGCTTTGCTGGCAGTGGGAGCGGCTGCTCTTGGATCAGCATTGACAGTGGGAGCAGTTGGCTTTATTGCATTTGGAGCCGCTATTGTTTTGGTGGCAGCAGGTGCGTTGATTGCCAGCGCGGCATTGGCGGTTGTGTCTGCTGTTCTTCCTTCGATCGTACAATATGGAAGCCAGGGAGCGGTAGCTATTGCTCAGCTTGGTGCAAGCATGATTGTTTTTGGCACCGGAGCTGCTGTTGGAGGAATTGGCGCAACCGCGCTCGGAGTTGGTCTTGCGTTGGTCGGTGTAACTGCGCTGGTTGCAGCCGCAGGAGTAATTGTATTGGCCGCCGGAGCAGCGGTGCTTGGAGCTTCGCTTGTGATGGCAGGTGCAGGTTTGACAATTATGGGAGCAGCATTTCCACTTGTAGCGGCTGGTGCAAAGGTCAGTGCAGCCGGATTGGCGGCATTACTTGGATCAGGTACTGCGGCCAGTGCGGTTTTTGTGATTTTGGCAGGATCTTCTGGCGCGGCAGCTGTAACAGTTGGTGTATTTGCAGCGGCAATGGTGGCCGGAGCCGCAGGAACCGGTCTTATGGTAGTTGCTCTGAAATCAGTAAATTCCAGCATGAAGTCAATTGCTGGAAATGCAAAGAGCGCAGAAAAATCGCTCACGAGCATGAAATCGAGCGTCAATGTTGTAAATTCCGGATTGGATGCATTGGGGAACAAAGCAAAAAACGCTATCAGTGCATTAATTAAGCAGTTTTCTCAGGGAGAAAGCAAGGCAAAAACTTCTGGAAAAGCGGTTGGAAATAATTTCAACAATGGCGTTTCAGCAGGAATGTCAAAGGCGGTCTCTACGGCCGGAACAATGTCAAATTCGATTGTAATTACCATGCGATCATCGGCAGGCGGTGCCTATAACAGCGGCGCATACATCGGAATGGGACTTGCAAATGGTATGGCAAGCCAGGTTGGACATGTAAGAGCAGTGGCGGCACAGCTTGCGGCGGCTGCAGAGGCGGCGATCCGGGCGAGAGCACAGATTCACAGCCCGTCGCGAGTGACGGATAAACTCGGCAATTACTTCGGCATTGGCTGGGTCAATGGTATTATGGATCATGTCCAGGAAGCAAAGCAGGCGGCCATGGAGCTGATACAGATTCCGGAGCTTACACCTGCACCGGAAATCGGAATGAGCCTTCGGACTGGATCTGAAGATCTGAATGACAGCTATCAGTATAGCAGTAATGGAAAATATACCATCTATGTACCGGTTAATCTGGACGGAAGAGAAATCGGAAAGGCGACTGCAACGTATACACGTGAAGAAATTGAGAAACAGGAGACTAGGGAGAACCGAAAGAAAGGCAGGAGAATGAATGTATAACTTTGTAGATACAACAGAGCGATACCCAGGGCAGAACCTGCCTTCGGAGGCTCTCATGTTTAATGGAAGTTATCTTGAGAACGTAATTCCCGGCTATCGGACACTTTATGTGTCCGGCCGGGAAATTTTGGGTACGGAGATTACAGATCTGGAAACAGGCGTGTCTGACGGTACAAAGTATCGACGAAAGCGTTATCAGCCAAGGACTATTGTGGTGGGATATCAGCTGGTAGCCAAAGATAATGCAGCTTTTCGCAGTGCTTACAACAAACTGAATGCTCTTCTGGATGCAGAACAGGCAACCCTTATTTTTGCAGATGAACCGGACAAATATTATATCGGAACAAAGCAGGGAACGAGTGAAGTGCCGGCGGGAAGAAATGCGATCACTGCGGAGCTGGAATTTTACTGCGCGGATCCATTCAAGTATTCGGTGGAAGAATTTACGGTGAATCCGACTGCGGATGACGGAAAAACGTTCATTGTGTCGTACAACGGCACTTATCGGGCCTTTCCAAAGCTTCAGGCAGTAATGCACAGTGAAAATGGAGTAGTAGGTTTTGTAAATGACTCCAAGAAAATTCTTCAGTTCGGTGATCCGGATGAGTTGAACGGAGAAACATACAAAAAAAGCGAACTGATAACAAGCTATGCTGACCAATATGTCTGGTCACAGGATGCGGCGTGGAAAGATGATACAGGGAGCAACTTCTTATACAGTAACAGCAAGACGGCTGGAAAGCTGGGTGTCATGAGCGTAGACAGCATCAAAGGTCTGTATCTGGCCAGCAGTGGATATGTAAGTCCAAACACAAACGGCTGGAATGGAGCTATGAAATCTATTGATGTGGTAGATTCCAATGGAGCAAAGGGAGCGACGCACCTCTATTGTTACATGAACAGCTGGTTTGAAACTGGTCTTATGGGGCAGACGGGCTGCCAGGCGATTGCTTTCTGCGATGCGAACGGAAAAATGATCTGCTGCCAGGAGATATACAAAACCGATACGATCGGAAACACAGCGCACATGAATATGTGGGTAGGTGGAAACAACCCGCGTATCGTCAAAACATATACTTTTGAACCTTGCCATCGAAAAGATGCAAACCCATACAGCCAAACGTATGGCGCAAGCGACATGATGAAACATGGAGAGAAAATACGTTTTTTCTGGAAGGGCAGTTATCCGGAATTTACAGTTCCAGAATTAAAAAATGTGAAAGTGGCAACAGTGAAATTGTATTTGGGACAGTGGGGAAGTCGAAATACAGGAAATCAGCTTGTCACCAGAAATTATTTCCGCGGCATCTTCGTGAGAATTGACAATGTAGAAAAATGGCGTGATATTCCGAATAAATTTTCAGTAAATCAGGTTTTGACAGCTGACTGTAGCAATGGAGAGGTCATGTTACAGGGACTTCCGAGACAGGATCTTGGTGCGTTGGGCAACGATTGGGAGAACTTTTGCCTGCAGCCTGGAATGAATCAGATCCAATGCATTGCATCGGACTGGGCAACACAGCCAACATACACAATGAAATACAGGGAGGTGTTTCTATGATTTTATATTTTGCGGACCGACATATGAATGTCCTTGGGCAGGCAAGCACAGAGCTACCGAAGGGATTGTACATTTCTGATGATCTGAAAACAGAAGAGGTGGAAGCAGGTGTTGCTACACTAGAATTTACGCTGAATTACACGGCGAGCACGCGGAATGATGCGAAACAGTATGGTTCTGTTGGCAATTATATTCTTCGGAAGAATGGCGATGAGCAGGAATTTTATACGATCATTACCAGCGAAGAAAATATTTTCAAACAGGAAGTAGAAATCTATGCCGAGGATGCCGGTATGGATCTCCTGAACGAGACAGTTGGCGAATACAAAGCAGACAAGGCATATCCAGCGAGCTACTATGTTGAAAAATTCAGCGACGATTCCGGCTTTGAAATTGGAATCAATGAGGTCAGCAATTATAACCGGAAACTGTCCTGGGAGGGTGAGACCACCGCTTCTGAGCGTATTTTGAGCGTTGCCACGCAGTTTGACGCGGAAGTTTCCTATACTTTTGAAATCGACCGGTTGAAAATCAAGCACAAATATATCAACCTGCATAAGAAGCGCGGCGTAGATCAGGGGCGAGAACTTCGGATCAACCGGGAAGTGAAAAATATCATTGTAAAAAGTTCAGTAGAAGATCTGGCTACGGCACTTTCCGTTACCGGCGGATATCCGGAAGACAGTGAAACGCCGATCAATCTGAAAGGGTATAAGTATGATGACGGCGATATATATCTGTCCGGCAGTACGATTTATTCCCGGAGCGCAGTGGCCAAATGGAGCCGGTATCTTTCCGAAAAAGGAAGTGGTACGGGACATATCGTCCAGTCGTACACTTACGATACTACCAGCAAGTCAGAACTCTGCAACAGGGCAGTTTCAAAGCTGAAAAAGATCTACGATGCGGCTGTTTCCTATGAAGTAGAGCTGGCGTATCTGCCGGATGGGATTAAAATCGGCGATACGGTGAATATTGTAGACGATACCGGAGAACTGTATTTGTCTGCAAGAATCATGAAACTGGAGTCCTCCATTTGCAATGATGAGTACACGGCAACGCTGGGCGAATACAAGCTGAAATCGAGTGGAATTTCAGAAAAGATGGAGAGCCTGGCTGCACAGTTTGAAAAACTGGCAAAGAACCGGACGTTTTACACTTGGGTTGTGTTTGCTGATACGGAAACGGGCGGCGGAATATCGCTCAAATCAGCTGGAAAGACATACATGGGTATCGCATACAATCAGACGACAAAACAGCCGGTACTTACAGACCCGAGCATCTATACCTGGGTAAAGGTTGTTGGAGAGCAGGGAATTGCGGGAGAGCCCGGAAAGAATGGTCTGACTAGTTTCTTCCATGTGAGATATGCTGATGTTCCGAACCCGACAGCAAATCAGTTGCGGAAGGATACAGGAAAATATATCGGTACCTACGTGGACTATATATTGGAGGACAGTACAGATCCGACCAAGTACACCTGGCGAAAATTTCAGGGCGATGACGGAGAGGACGGCGCCGATGGAACCCCTGGAGAAAACGGTGCGAATGGTGAAACCAGTTATCTGCATATCGCTTATGCAACAAGCGCGGATGGAAAGACAGGCTTTTCGACAACCAACGCCGTCGATAAAACGTATATAGGCCAATACGTGGATTTTACCAAGGCTGACAGCGCCAATCCGGCGAAGTATCATTGGAGCAAATTTCAGGGGCCGAAAGGAGATAAGGGAGATCCGGGCGAGCAAGGACTGCGCGGCCTGCAGGGTGAAAAAGGTGACCAGGGAATTCAGGGACCCAAAGGCGCTGACGGAAAAGATGGAAAAACGACGTATTTTCACATCAAATATTCTGCGGTTTCGAATCCGACCTCTGCGTCTCAGATGACAGAGACACCGTCAAAATACATTGGAACGTATGTGGATTTTACACAGACGGATTCGGATGATCCGAAGAAGTACAGCTGGCAGCAGCTGGAAGGTTCGCAGGGGCCACAGGGAAAACAGGGAATTTCAGGTACCAATGGAGCAGACGGGAAAACCAGTTATCTGCACATCAAATATAGCAATGATGGTGGGAAGACATTCACCGGGAACAGTGGTGAGGATATTGGCGCTTATATCGGAACATGCGTGGACTATGCAAAAGATGATCCTACAAGTGTCGGAACGTATAAGTGGGCGAAAATCAAAGGCGAGGCTGGAGCCAAAGGTGATAAGGGTGATACGGGTAAGGGGGTTAAATCGACATCTGTTGCATACCAGGTTTCAACTTCCGGAACAACAGTTCCAACTGGCACATGGTCTGGGTCTGTGCCATCTGCATCCGCGGGGCAGTATCTGTGGACACGTACAATCATCACTTACACTGACGACACAACATCCACGATATATAGTGTCGGCCGTATGGGAACCAATGGTGCAAATGGCACCAATGGAAAGAGTATTGGATCAGTAGTCAATTATTACCTGGCAACGGCATCTTCCAGCGGAGTTACAACGGCGACGAGTGGATGGACAACAGCTGTCCAGTCGGTGTCTGCGGCTAAGAAGTATCTTTGGAATTATGAGGTTGTGAAGTATACCGACGGAACCGTGGCGAGTACAACTGCGCCTTGCATCATTGGATCATACGGTGATCGGGGAAGTAAAGGGGATAAAGGTGATACCGGATCAACCGGAAATGGTATTAAGAGTATTACCGAGCATTATGCAGTCTCCGCGTCAAATTCGACTGTTCCTACCTCATGGTCGTCTACGGTTCCGACAATGACAGAGAGCAATAAATATCTCTGGAACTACGAGACAATTACTTATACAAATGGGACAACTGTAGACACAACAAAACGAGTTATCGGTGTATATGGTAACAAAGGTGCTACTGGTGCCACTGGTTCACAGGGATATAGTCTTGTAGCAAATGTAGTCAGAGATGCCTTCACCGAGTCTCAGTGGACGGCATACGGAACTATTAATCACGAAGAAACTTGGTCTAGTACATCTGGTATCCGTAATGGCTGCCGAATCGGGGATATGTTCGCGATCGTTGGAACGGCAACAGATACAAAAAATGCTCATGTTGCTTATTATCGGAGTAATACTGCATCTGGAGATCTGAAAGGTTTATGCATAAGCCATACAATTATCCCGAGGGGTGCAACAGGAGCTACAGGTAGTAAGGGGGATAAAGGCGATACCGGGGCAACTGGAAAAGGCGTTAAATCCACAGCGGTTACATATCAGGCAAGTTCGTCTGGAACTACGATCCCTACTGGAGTATGGTCAGCAACTCCTCCGGCGACAAGTGCGGACAAACCATATTTCTGGACTCGTACGATCATCACCTATACGGATAATACAACTTCAACTGCTTACAACGTTGGTAGTACACCGGAAGGAATTGTCGTCGGCGGACGAAATTTGGCGACCAATACCAATAAAGGAACAACCGGATGGAGTTGGTCAATGCAAACTGGCGGCTATTCCAAAGAATCTGTATCCGAAACTGGGGTTAATACATGTAAGCTTACACGAGATTCGGTAAAACAATCCGGATGGTCTGTAATACGGTTTTCTTATATTGGACGCACAAAATGGGAGGCTGACACTAATTATACCGTATCCGTAGATGTCAAAGCAAGTGTTTCTACATCGATGAATCCAGGCTTTAGACATTATGACGGTTCAAACATGTTGATACAATCATGTAAAGCCGTAAACAACAAAACAGTTGCGAATGTATGGACAAAACTGGTATGGGTTGTAAAATCAGCAGCAACATTGCCTAGCGGAACTTCACAGAATACATATTTTACCGGAATGAACAGTAATGTTGGGGTCTCATATCAGTTTAAAAACCTTAAGATCGAAAAAGGCAATACGGCAACTGACTGGACTCCAGCACCTGAGGATTATGTGTCTTTTGTTGACGTGGAGTATTATCTTTCGACATCGCCGACTTCTCTTTCTGGAGGATCATGGTCGACGACAGCGCCGACATGGGTTAATGGAAAGTATATGTGGAGCCGTACGGTAACAACGGACGGAGCTGGTAACAGAACGTATTCGCCAAATCAAAATGGAGTTTGCATTGCAGGAGCACAGGGAGCAACCGGAGCCAAAGGTGATAAAGGAGATACTGGAGGGACTGGTGCAACCGGTAAAGGCGTTAAATCTATTGTAGAACAGTATTACAAATCAACGTCAGCAACAGCCATGTCCGGCGGATCGTGGAGCACGACTTATCCTGGATGGGAGAACAGTAAATATATTTGGACGAGATCAGTGATTACCTATACTGACAACACGACTTCAACGACAACAGCAGTTTGCGTCACGGGAAGTAAAGGAGATAAAGGTGCAACCGGTGCCAAAGGAGATAAAGGGGATAAAGGAGCAACTGGTCCTCAGGGACCACAAGGTCCTCAAGGTGTAAAAGGCGATAAAGGTCCTCAGGGAGATAAAGGTGCAACCGGCGCAACAGGTCCTCAAGGTCCACAGGGCGCTGCAGGTAAGGACGCAAATCAGGTAGTGCATACGGTAAATGGAAACGGTGAGTCAAATCTTTATGTCGAATTTGCTACAATAAAGATCACAGGTTCGTATGCAAATCAGCCAACAACATTTAAACTTGGCGGCAGAGGTTTTGAGACAACAGATGTCCAGTTTAATTTTATCTCTGCAAATAACTCAGATCCTGGATTGGATTTTCTAAGATCTTCAGGCGAATGGTCGTTATGGATTTATAAAAAGACTACTTCAACGTGGGGCCTTATAACAAGATTAAGTGGATCGTGGGGACAGCTGAGAGTATTTAACTATACTCAAGGTTCTGGTCCATATACAGTGACGTGGACATCAACCAAATTAGCTTCTTTACCATCTGGTTCAATTAATGCGAATCCTTTACAAGCAGCAAAAACAGCCACCAACTTTATGCAGTTTACTGATGGGACCGGATTGGAAGTTGGTAATAAAACCAGCGGATCTTGGTCTGGCTATCGGACTAAGATTTCAGCATCAGCATTTGAGATTCTTAACCGGGCAGGAACGACACTCGCATATTATGGTGATAAGTTGATCCAGCTTGGAAAGAACGCAAAAGATGCGGTTATTGAGTTATGTGGCGGTGTCGGTAAGATTTTGGTTGAAACAAAATCCGGCAATGCGGCTCTGTCAATCCAGAGCGAATATGTAGATATTAAAGGTGTCCATGAATCTGTATTGGAGACATCAAGTTCTTCTGGAAGCTGTATAGCCGGAGCTGTTGACGATTCTTTTGTTGTAAATACTTACTCGGATGCCAACAACAAAGCAAACTTCGATATTGGTAACGGTAGCATTATTCTTGAATCAAAGAAGAAAGGTTATCAGGCAGAGGTCGAATTTTATGGCTGTGGCTGGTCTGGAGGAGTGTATACTGGAGCGTTCGCACCGACCAAGGCGTACTCCGAAAAGATTATGTTAGGAGATAGTGGAAGAGTATGGGAGCGTTTGATTGTTAAAAACTCCCCACAGGTCACATCCGATCGCCGCGCCAAAACAAACATATTTCCACTCGGTGAGAGCAAGATCAATAAGACGGATATTCATTCAGAGCTGTTCGATCGCTTAAAACCAGTTCAGTATCGGATGATTGACGGTGATGGGCGCATTTGTTATGGATTCGTCGCACAGGATGTCGTAGAAGCCATGCGAGAACTCGGAATCCGAGAAGACGAGCTGGATCTGGTACACCACGACAGGAAGAACACTGAGGATGGCTATATTGATACCTATAGTATGGTATATACCAATTTGATTGCGGTAATAACGCATGAGCTACAGCTCGAAAAAGAAAGAAGATCGAACCTTGAAATAGAGGTTGCGGATCTAAGAAGTGAACTTGAATCCATGAGAGATAATATCTCTGGAGATACAAATTAATTTTTAGGAGGGCAAAACTATGGCAGTAGAAGCAACTTACACAAAGGACATTCATTATTCTGGAATCATCACAGTTGACGGCGAGACCGTTGTGTCTATGGACGCCAATATGGATGCAAAACATCCGGATGTTCCAATCATCAATCGCTACATCAACAACGGTAGAAAGTATCGTGCCAATAAAAAGGATATCGATGATGTTGTTGACAAATTCGAGAACGACATCTGGGATGAGTATGATAAGTACACTGCAGAGCTGGAAGAAAAGGAAAAAACTGAGTAGGGCCGGAAACGGTCCTTCTTCTGCGTTCAATAGTGGGAAAGAGAGACAGAGCAGTGAATGAAATATTAATGCAGACATATACGATAGCACTTCCAGTGCTGCTGGGCTACATCGTCTGGCTCTTAAAAAATCAGAAAAGGGATCGAGACGCGAACAGTAAGGGAACTATGTTACTACTCAGAGTCCAGCTGATTGAGTACCACAGCAAGTACACACAGCTTGGAGATATCCCATCCTATGCATACCAGAACTTCTGCGAGATGTACGAAGCCTATCATGTGCTTGGTGGAAACGGTATGATCACAAAGATGAAGCAGGAAATTGATGAATTACACTTAAAAAAGAAAGGCGATTGACATGGAACAGATTATGAATTATGTAAAACCGGAACTGATCATTGTAGCTATTGTCCTGTACTTCCTTGGCATGGGACTGAAACAGGCACAGGCTGTAAAGGATAAGTATATTCCTCTGATTCTCGGCGGCGTGAGCATCGTCCTGTGCGCCGTTTGGGTACTGGCCACCAGCGAGGTCTGCACCGGCCAGCAGGCGGCGATGGCAGTCTTTACAGCGGTCACGCAGGGAATCCTCGTCGCAGGGCTGAGCAACTATGTGAATCAGATTATTAAACAGACACAGAAACCAGAGTAAGGGCGGCCGAAGACCGTCCTTCTTTTGCGCCGGCGCAAAAGAAACGATACAGGCACGCAAAGATGCGTGTTATTTTTATGCCTTTTTGGGGAGAAAATGCGATGAAAGTAATTGAATATGGGGAGAAGTCCTGTCAGGGTATGCTCCTGACCTCCCCGAAGAAACGGAAGACATGGCGAAAGGCTGTGTCTTATTTTTGTTCGCAGGTAGGGCGAAAAAAATAAAAATACCTCTTGACGGTTACGCGTAACAATGATATATTAAATGTAACGCGTAACGCAAGGAGGTGAGAATAATCGCGGATAATAGCAGAGCCGATTACATGAAAACCAGAAGGGAAAAGCAAAAAACCTTTAGTGTGACTGTTGACAAAGAAAAAATGCTAAAATTTGAAGAAAAATTATTAAAGCAAAAAAAGTCAAAGTCCGAATGGTTGAATGAGAAAATCGACGAAGAATTAAAAAAATAAGAAACACTCACCAACCTACCAAGTCAACTGAGTGTTTCTGCACAGAGGAAATCCCTCTATGAAATATATTATCATAGATAGGGATTTCCTGCAATTAAAAGATTGGAGGAAAATAAACTATGAATGAAATTACGAACAACACAGCAAACCAGACACCTATTGAGATCGCACTGGGAATTGATGAAGAGGGATATACCACAGCCAGAGCATTGTATGAGTTCCTGAGTGGAGAGAAAAGTCATTTTGCGAGATGGGCGAAAAAGAATATCGAAGAAAATGAATATTTTGAGGAAGATGTTGACTGGTGGAGGTTCGCCACCGTGGCGAACGGTAATGAATGCAGGGATTACCGCCTTACTACGGATTTTGCAAAGCACCTTTCGATGGAAAGTCATTCAGCCAAAGGAAAGATTGCGCGCCAGTATTTCCTTAAAGTGGAAGAAAAGTTGAAAGAGACTGTACGCCATGCCGTCCCCATGACGATCCCGGAGCAGATCCAGCTTCTTGCGATGGGCAATGTGGAACTGAACCAGAAAGTAGATACGCTTGATAAGAAAATAGAACGTCTGGAATATGATCTTCCGATTCTTGGCATTGAGATCGACCAGATCACCGCGGCGGTGAAGAAGAAAGGCGTAGAGTGTCTCGGAGGCAAGAACAGCGAGGCCTATTCAGACAGATCCCTCCGAGGAAAGGTTTACAACGATATCTACCGTGAATTAAAACGCCAGTTTGGCGTCACTACATACAAGGCGATCAAGCGAAATCAGTGTGAACATGCGGTAGCCGTAGTCGCTGGGTATCAGCTTCCATACGTGTTGGCGGAGCAGGTAGCATTCAAAAATGCTCAGGCTAATCTGTGGGGAGGTGTCCGGGCATGAATCAGACGACATATGACATCGAAAAAGAACTGAAGATTTCAGCAAATCAGCCAGTCGTATTTTTCAAAGATACACCACTTGGCGATTTATACGAAGCATTTGAGCAGGCTCTGAACCGTAAATGCGATCCTTTTGCGGCATCTGTATTTTACAATCTCGGGAAAGTACATGGAATCCGTGAAGAAAGATCTAAAAGAAAAGAGAAACATATTTAATTAAAGTATAAGAGGGCGTTGGCACTTGGTCATGAATAATGAAGTGTTGACAGGCCCTCTTTTTATACCCATTTTTAAATAATTGCGCCGGCGCAAATCTGCCGGAGAAAGGGAAGTATCATGAGAATTGACAGATCTTTTATCAGCAACCAGAACACATACGAAGAGAACGATCCGCGGTGCATCGTAGTCCACAACACGGACAATTTCCGTGCGGGTGCCGATGCCCGCACACATGCAGAAGCGCAGCATAATGGTGAGCTGTCCAATATGTCTGCCCACTATTACGTTGATGATGGAGAAACAGCATACCAGGCAGCGCCGCACAGCAGAGGATGCTGGCACGTCGGAGTCAACTATGGCGGTGCTAACCTGTTTGGACGCTATGGCAATCGGAGCAGCATCGGCGTGGAAATGTGTGTGCAGAGCGGATATGACTATGAGAAGGCTTTCCGTAATACCGTTGCGGTGGTCAAGGAGATCATGAGAGAAACCGGAATCCCGGCATCCATGGTATATCGGCACTATGATATCTGCAGCAAGCACTGCCCTAGCCAGATTATGGAAAGGGATGACTGGGGTCGCTTCAAGAAGTTGATCAGCGATGCATCCAACACGCCGAAGCAGCCGGAAAATACGAAATACGAGCCTGGAATCTATAAAGTCAACGATGCAGCGCTCAACATCCGTAAGAGGCCGAACGTTGACAGCGAAATTGTCGGAGTGATCCGGGATAAGGGCAGCTACACGGTGACGGAGATCCAGAATACGAGTTGGGGACGGCTGCTCTCTGGCGCTGGCTGGATTAACTGCCATACTAAGTATTGCACTTATGGCGGCGCAGCTCCGAAAGAGGAGCAGAAACCGACCGCAAAAGCGATCTCAATTGATGGCGTATGGGGTCCGGAGCTTACCCGCCGCCTGCAGGAGATCTTCGGGACCGGCGTGGACGGGAAAATCAGTAACCAGCCCACGACAAACAAGAAATACTGCGTCGGTATCACAGCTGCCGAGTGGAGCAATCATCTGTCCGGCGGATCAGCTCTGATCAAGGCCATCCAGAAATGGTCGGGGGTAACTGCTGACGGATACATCGGACCACAGACCATCCGCGCGATGCAGCGCAAGCTCGGCACACAGGTTGATGGTGTGATCAGCAATCCATCCGCGATGGTTCGCGCCCTGCAGGAGTGGTGTAATCGGCAGTAATCGGCCAACAAAAAAGCCCCGGAGATCCCCGGGGCAAAAATAAAGAATATATGAAGAAACATATTGAAAAAACACTTGGTTTTGCTATAATGACCAAAGAAGATAAGAAAGAAGGAACAGATATGCATATAGTCGGAAGGATAGATCGAAAAATATATGAATGCATAACGGATGACATCACGACTGATGAAGTAATTATTACAGAAGAAAGAATCCAGCATATAGTGGAGAGACATCCGAATGACTATGAACAATATTATGCGTATCTGAAAACAGTTGTTGAAGATCCAGACTATATTATAGAAGCGAATAAACCCAATACAGCTTTAATTCAGTGGCTCTGAGATACTGATCACATCTACATTGCTCTTTTTCAGCAGTGATTTGTAGACGATGGATTCTTCCTGATTACGGGCAAACCGGCTGTATTTCCAGACCAGGATCACGTCGATCGGGTGGGACTCCTGTTTGGCAAGCGCGATCATCTCCTGAAACTTCGGCCGCCGGTCCGCATGCCGGCCGGAGACGGATTCCTCGAAGATGAACTCTTTTGCGATGACAATCCCGTTCTTCTTCGCGTAGTCCAGGAGTAGGCGCTGCTGGGCATCCGGAGAGAGTTCTGTCTGATCCGCGGTGCTGACGCGGATGTAGAGAGCACCGTTTTTAAGTGCTGACATAATATCACCTTCTTTAATTTTGGGTATAAGAAAAACACCAAAACAAACGTTCTGATTGATTGGTGTCTCCGAAGATGATACAATATGTTTTGTTGAGAAACGGTATCATTCTTCGGAATGTTACTGAGCCGTCTTGGTGCTGCGAACACCAAGGCGGTTTTTCTTTTTTGAAAATCAAATACGGAAAAGACCCTGTATTTCTACAGGGTCTTCCTAATGAATAGTTGCCCGTCAGTTGCCTGAGGGCGATGTCTTCTATACTGCTGGATATCGGCTTTGTTTTCCTATTCATTATACCCAAATATATGTAAATGTCAATAAAATATGCAAAAAAATTTATATTTTTTTTAAACCTGTGAATTTTTTTATGATTTCGTTATCAATGCGATCAAGCATCTCATTTGATAATTTAACATTACTTAAAATATCATAATTGGTTTTAGGATCATAAATTCGTATCTTACTAATGGTTGTTATTTGCCCAACCAAAGCAATACTACCTTTTTTCATTTTGTTGATTTCAGTTTGCATTCTTGAGTGAAGAGAACTTTCCCTGCGCATATTTGCAAGATCTTTTTGCAAAGAATCCAATTCTGAAAAATTTTCAGAAGAATAATCAGATGGTGCAATTTGCTTAAGATGCTCAAGACGTTCCTGAGCATTTGCAATATTAGAGCTAAGATGTTTTTGAGTCGTAATAATTTTAGAATTTAAGCTGGTAAAAAGTTCATTCCCAAGATATACGCATCCTGGTTTTAAATGTTCTACATCAGTGGCAGGTTTAACAGAAGTCAACGGGACTACAGTTATCACAGGAGAATTAATAGAATTATTTTTTTCAACAACGACACAGTAATGCAAGCCTCCCTCCTCGCTTCCGATATTATAGCCGAGATGAACTTTTATGATTTCCCCACGTTTGTATCTACGAAGAGAAGTTGAGCGAAATTTTGATTCAAATGAAAGAAATGTAGTCCAATGTTCAAGCCAAAAGCTTAATTTATCTGCTTTAGATTGAATTTTGGGATTTTCATCATTAATTAAAGAGTCAATATAAGTTTCGAGAGTTTTTAAAGATTCTTCTTTGTGCTTGCGTAAAGCTTCTTGAGATATTTTTCTACCCATATTTTTAGCTCCATGTTAAATTTTATTTCCAGAATTCCATCACCTGTAAAGATGGAACAAACCGGATTGCATAGTTATCTATTGTAACAAGATTCTCTCCATATTTTCTGCTGTAGCATTCCAGAGCTTCTTTTAAGTATTCTTCTGTTACCTGTAGGTATTCGGCCATCTCGTAGAGAGAACGGCAGTGGTGTTTGTAGCATTCGACGATGCCGATCAAACCGATCTGCAGGTCATATCCGCGGAGACGGGCACGGAGTTCCTGTTTTCTGTTCTGAACAATATCCTGATCCATAATATCTCCATAGCTTGTATAATGATGACCAAGTTCCTCAGCAAGAACACAAGATTTTTCAATAGATGAAAGTTTTTTCTCTATAGCTATATTTCCTGCATAATAAAATCCTTTTAATCCAGACACTTCTGATAGATCAAGTTCTACAATATTCAAATCATTATGTGATTTTTGCATTTCTTCATAAGTCAAAAGAATCACTCCTTCGGCCGTGCTGCAATAAGCAATTTTTTGTATTCTTCAATTTTTTGCAATTCTTCTGGTGTAAAATTATCCCCATCTTTATGTGCAGCAACAGTAGTGTTCATATCATCCCAGCCCATTAAGTAAGATGGTGTACAATCGAATATGCGAGCCATTTCCTCGATGGTGGAACGTTTTATATTCTCAACACGCCCATTTTCGTATTTTGCAACAGCGGATTTTTTTAATCCCAACTTTTCAGCGAGTTCTTCCTGCGTTAAATTATTTTCCAAACGACATTTTTTGATTCTGATTGCCATTGTACACATATATAGCACCTCCTTGAAGTGTCTTAATTTTACTACATTTTTAATGATAATGCAATAAAAATCTTAAAAAGTGTCTTGAAAAGACGAAAAAGTGTATTGACAGACAGCTGTAGCTATGATATTATTTGAGTGTCTTAAAAAAGACACCATTCAAGAAACAGAAAGAGGTGAAAAAAAATGAATAAGAAAAAATTAGAGTCTGTAATGAAACTGTTTGATGATACGGGACAGACATTGGCAGAGTATCTTGGCATTGCGCGGCCTACTTTTTCAAATAAGTTAAATGAAACAAGAGGTGCAGAGTTTACGCAGGGCGAAATACGAATGATGAAAGAGAGATATAATTTAACGGCACAGGATGTGGATGCAATTTTTTTTGATTCAAAAGTGTCTTAAAAAGGCACTGACAAGTGAACAAAAAACTGACAGAAGCACTATTCTATCAGTTTTTGCCTAATTTTGTTTACCCTATATATTTTGCAGATTGTTCACTTAAGCCCCCAACCGTTGCCGAAGCCCCGATCCGTTGCATACATGTTCAATCACATCTGTAGTGCCAAATGCTTCTATAAAATATTTCGTCACTTACGCAGTCTTAGTTCTGCAAATAAAAGATTAGCCCATTAGCTGACGAATATGAGAAAGACTATGATAGCTCATAAAGGGAACAGGGCAAAGTCAAAAGTTTGGTCAATATAACCAGCTCCTTTCATTGCCCATATAAGGGTACAGACTAATTCTAACACTGTAACAAAAATATTACAATGGAAATAATAGGAGGAAGAATGAACAAAGTAAAAATTTTCAATTCAGAAGAGTTCGGAGCTGTCCGAACAGTGACTATTAATGGTGAACCATGGTTCGTGGGAAAAGATGTTGCGCTGGCATTGGGATATAGCTATCCGCAAAAAGCAGTTCGTGATCATGTATTGGAAGAAGACAGAGGGGTGAACGAAATGGACACCCCCTCGGGACGCCAAAAATTGGTAACTATCAACGAATCCGGCTTATACGCCTTGATTTTCGGAAGTAAACTGGACAGCGCGCAGCGCTTCAAGCACTGGGTGACATCCGAGGTTCTTCCAGCCATCCGGAAAACTGGTAGCTATCAGGCACCGCAGGGAAAAGAACTGCTTGCGCTGGCAGTGCTGGAAGCACAGAAGACGATTGAGGAGCAGAGCAAGGCAATCGAACGAATGAAACCGAAGGTGATTTTTGCCAACGCGGTAGAAACAAGCCACACGTCGATTCTGATCGGTGACCTGGCGAAGCTCTTAAAACAGAACGGCGTTGAAACCGGTCAGAAACGTCTCTTTGATTGAATGAGAGAAAAAGGCTATCTGATCAAAAGAAAGGGATCTGATTGGAACATGCCGACCCAGAAAGCCATGAACATGAAGCTTTTTGAGGTAAAAGAGTCTACGGTCAACAACCCGGACGGATCTGTAAGGATCAACCGCACGACCAAAGTGACGGGGAGAGGACAGACTTATTTCGTAAACAAATTTTTAGATTCTCGAGACAATCGCGACCGCGATCCCGAAGATGTCCGAATTTGATAAGGGTTATCTCTTGGGTATGGGAGAAGCCATGGTAAGCCAGAAACAGGATGACAGAAAAAAGAAAGAAGGTGAGTTACATGAACACGTTCAAGAATTACGGATGCCCTAAGGGAGCACCGGGAGCTATGGGCGTTGACTATGCACAGCTTGAAAAAACAATTTCTTTTGCTATGCATCAGTTCATGGCGAAAAGAGAAGAGATCTTGCTTGGCGGGAAACCAGAGCCACCAGAGGTAACAGGATATAAAGTTTATATCTATTACAACGGTGGCGCGGCTGAGTTTTGGTTATGGCGTGAGAATCAGTGGGTAAATTGGTCTTATATGGAACAATGAAGAGTTTCAGCGAGTTCTACAAAAGGCTGCCGGAATGATTCTCCAGAAAGGATGCTCCAATAACTTAAATACCGAGTAAGTGAGCGTTCATCTTCTGGTAACCTGCTTAAAAGGGGAACAGTTTCCCATAATGCAGGGTATTTGCGAAAAATTGGTAGAAGTAATTTGGCAATTTGCAAATTGAAATTTCTGTCATAGCATTCGGAAACAGCATGAACCCAAATATTAGAAGATGGATCGGAGACATCCAAAAGATTTTGAAGGTTAGATACGGAATTCATGCGATTATCGCAGTAGGAGATAAAAGATCCCGCGTATTCGGGATGACCGAGGATTCCACTTTTCGCCCAAACAATGGCCAGCTGTTCCATGAAAAACAAAGAGGAAAGTTCGCAAATGCTTTCTTCAAACCATCGCATCTTTTGTGGAACTGGACTTCCAATCAAAAGGTGACAGAATTCATGGGAAAATTGATAGGCTATTTGAGACCAGGAAGTGTCCATACAGCAGATATGAATTTTGTCGTAAGTAGGAGCGGTTTCTGGGTGATCAAAGCGAAGATCATTTATAAGCCGGAATGTAGGAGCTTGTTTGCGAAAATGTGGTTCCATCAATTTAATCAGCTCGTCGATGATAACTACGATGTTCGAAGTGTTTGGCACATATGCTTTTTCAGTGTAATGAAAGCGTGATTGGATAATGGTTACATCACTATTCATGGCGATTCTCCTTTGTAAAGTATTTTGAAAAAGTATAACACAAAATCACAAATAAAGATAGAAAGAAGGAATTAGATGAAAGAATTGTTAAAAATCAATTACGAGGCAGAACAGCCGACAGTATCTGCAAGAGAATTATATGCAGGTCTGGAAATTGGAACAAAATTTACAACATGGTTTGAAAGAATGAAGGAATACGGATTTTCAGAGGAAAATGAGTTTTTCCCAATTTTGGGAGAAACCTCAGAAACAGGTGGCAGACCAGCTGTTGACTACCAGATTTCCGTAGACATGGCAAAGCAGATCTGTATGATCCAGCGATCCGAGAAAGGCAAGCAGTACCGTCAGTACTTCATTGATCTGGAGAAAGCCTGGAACACCCCGGAGCAGGTGATGGCAAGAGCACTGAAACTCGCAGACAGAACCATCGACACTCTGAAAGAAGAGAACAAGAAGCTGATCGAGGATAATGAGCGTATGAAGCCAAAGGAGATCTTCGCCGATGCGGTGAAGGCAAGTGACAGCTCCATTCTGATCGGAGATCTGGCGAAAATTCTGCGCCAGAACGGCGTAGATACCGGACAGAAAAGATTATTCGAACAGCTCCGTAATGAAGGCTATCTTATGAAAACCGGATCCAGCCGGAACATGCCAAAGCAGAAATACGTGGCAAATGGATTTTTCCAGATCAAAGAGACTGTGATTTCTAATCCGGACGGCAGCGTGCGGATGACCAAGACTACAAAGGTAACTGGAAAAGGCCAGCAGCATTTCCTGAATAAATATCTGAAGAAGGAGGCGGCAGAGAATGAGTCAGAAAAAATTGAGTGAGTATATTGAAGCTCTGGACGAGATCACGTATCCGCAGTGGGTAAAGCTGAGAGAAGGAATTGATATGCAATTTGATTCTTCCAGAAGAGAGCTGGAAAAAGATATGCAGATCTCTTCTGGAGAAACGGCGAAATTTATCCGCTCACATTTTGGAGAGGCAAGCGTTAAGTGATGCTGATGTTCGAAATAGCAATAGTAATTATTGTACTTGGAATGAATATGCTTTCCGCATTGTGCTATTCAAAAGAAAAGAAACGCACAGGCCTTATTTTAAAGGCACTGGCAGATGGCATTTCTTTAATATTTGTCTGTACTCGATGAAGATTGCTTTTGACAGGTCCTCAAAAACCTCGTCCATTTTTTGAGCACATTTTTCATATGGATATTCTGGATTGCCATTTTCAGCTTCCGCCAAGTTTAGGAATGCAAAATAGAAATCAGAATACATTGCCTGAGATAGTGGTTCCATGAGATGGATGTTTTGAGTCATTATATCCAAAAATGTGGAACGTACTTCAATAGACATAGTGCTCAACTGATTTTGAGGGAAGAATCCCATGCGATATCTCTGATAAAACGGGACATAAAATTTTAAAAGCTGTTCTTTTCTGACGTTGTATTTTCTGTCGGATGAGTCTTTTATCGAGTTTAGATAAACAAGGGTAAACGACCCAATTACAGTGATTACAGAAACAATAACAGAGCTATTCACGATGATCTCCTTTCTGAAATACTCGGGCATGGCAGTGCCTTGTATAACCAGAATAGGAGTGGAGCAGTAAAAAGTCAATAAAAAGAAAAAGTCCCACAGGAAGGACCAATTCCCATGGGACGAATACAAAAAAACAATTTGCAACTACATAATAGCTCAAAAATGGTTATGAATCAATAGAAAATCATTACGGAGACGGGTTGCATACGATAAGGAAGAGGTGGTGCCTTATGAAAGAAATCATGGTTGTTACTCGGATCACAATCGGAGGACAGCAGTATACAGCAGAGGAACTCGGAGAAGAGAAAGCAAAAGAGATCGTTCGCCAGCGGATGGAAGCCGCGGTGGAGTCGATGGGGTATGAAAGGAGTAAGGAATGAAAGCATCAGATAGAGCTGCGTTGGCAATCGGCGCGGTTGGTACATGGATCTACATCGGCGGCGTGGATTCCGACCTGTGGGGACGCGCCGCCCTGGGAGCCGGAATGTTCTTTCTTGCGTTCGCTGGTAAGAAAATCGGCGATTACGTCGATGAGTGCCGCGAGGAGCAGGAAGAGTGGGAAGAAGAGCGCCGGGACGAGGTGTTTGCGGCGTGGATTCGCTCGGGGTCGTTGAAAGAAGGGTGAGAATGATGCAGATTGTTGAATACACGGAGGCAGTGGATCTGACGATGCACGGAATGCATGATGATATCTATGTCATGCATCCGGTTGCCATCAGCAGTATGACCATGCAGGATGTGCGCGCGGCCGCAGAGGCTGGTGCTGTGTTTGCGGTCATGAAACAGCCGCAGGCCAAGGCGGAAGAGAAGCAGAAGAAAGAGCCGGAGCCAAAAGCAGAGGCAAAACCAACGTCCCCCCGAAGCGCCCTGCAGGACAGGGCCGTAAGAGGAAACTGGACACTGGAAAGATGACGGCACTTCGAAACGCCGGATGGTCCTATGAAAAGATTGCGGACGAAATAGGATGCAGTGCGGGGACCGTATGGAATTACTTTAACAAAGGCAAGGAGACAGAAGAATGAAAAAGTATGAATATGCTGGTATTGACGTAAGCACAGAGAAAAGCGCGGCAGATGCGGCAACCTGCTACATCGAAGCGGTACGCCGTTACATGGAAGCTGAAAACATTCCAGACGCTGATACAATCGCGGCAATCTTGGGATTGCAGCGGGTAGAAGAAAACAAAAAAGAAGGAGAAAAGAAAGGTGAATGAAGATAAGATTCTGGTGCCGTTGGATGACTATGAGGAGAAAGCAAAGGACCAGCGAACCGTGGAAATCATCCGCGATATGGTGATCCGCGAAGGAGATGTTGCTGTAAACACGCTGTGCGTATTGCTCGGAATCATGGGAGAGCCATGGAAGAAGTAGGAGGAGAAAGAGAATGAAGGAACTGCAGATTAAGATCAGTCAGGAACCGGCGGTGATCCGGTGTAACTTTGAGGATGTGAAAGCACAGTTATCTGCAAAGATGGCGGAGTACCAGGGCGCGGTGTTCACGGAGGAGTCCAAGAGCGTCGCCAAGGCGGAGCTTGCGTCTCTCCGAAAGACCAGAGACGAGATTGAGAAGTGCCGGAAAGAGGTCAAGGCGCAGTGCCTGGTACCGTACAATGACTTCGAGGAGAAGGTGAAAGAGCTGCTGGAAATCATCGACGAGCCGATCTGCCTGATCGACAGCCAGCTGAAAGAGATGGAAGCAGAGCGCATCCGAAAACGTCATGCAGATGTTGAGGCGATGTATGCAGATTGCACCGGTGAGTGGGCGGAGTACCTGCCGCTCAAAGAGATCTACGTGAAAAAGTGGGATAACGCCACCACCAGCCTGAAACAGATCGAAAAAGAGCTTTTGGCGATGGTTGAAAAGGTTTCTTCTGAGGTTGCCATTATCCGAAACACGCAGTCAGATGTTGTGGACGATGCGTTGAAGATCTATCAGAAGAGCCGTGATCTTGGTGCCGCCCTTACCCGGATTAATACATACGAGGACAACAAAAAGCGGGCATTGGAGACGGAACGCATCCGCATTCAGCAGGAAGAGGAGCAGCGCCGACAGGCTGAGATCGAGAGAGCGCGTGAGGAAGAGCGCCGGAAACTCGAAGAAATCGCCAAGGCCAGAGAGGAAGAACGGAAAAAGGCGGAAGAAGCGTTGAAAGCTGCGGCAATGGAAACACCAGAGCCGGAAGTACCGTTTTCCCTCGATGATGCAGAGGACGGCGATGATCTTCCGTTCCCACAGCCGCAGACAGTTACGATGTGGTATAAGATCATTGCTACACCGGATGAACTGGAGCAGGTGGAAATGGCATTGAACAGCCTCGGCATCTATTTCGAAAGGAGACAGGCATAATGGCAGAAACAGAGCAAAAGGAATATCCGATGATCTATCGCTCGATTGCCGGTGTGATTGCGGATGTTGGCGCGGTTGGAAAAGATAAGATGAATAAACAGCAGGGATTTAAGTTCCGCAGCATCGATGATGTGTATAATGCTCTGCATCCGGCGCTGGCGAAAAATAAGGTGGTCATCGTGCCGGATATTCTGGAACGGGAGGTAGAGAAACTGCAGACGGCAAAAGGAACGCTGATGCATCATGTTACCTGCACAATCAAGTTTACGTTCTATGCAGAGGACGGATCTTCCATTGAGTCTACACTCGTGGGAGAAGCATTGGATACAGGGGACAAGGCTACCAACAAGGCCATGGCGATTGCATACAAATATGCGTGCTTCCAGGTATTCTGCATCCCAACGTCTGATATGGCAGATCCGGATGTGGAGACGGTAAATGGTCTGCAGACAGCCGGAAACCCGCCGCAGACCCAGCAGACAGAGAATACACCAGCGGCTGATATGCGAACCAGCAGAATCAACGGTGAGATGCTGCGGAGACTGCAAGGAGAGTTGGCAAGAACCGGCGTGCAGGAGGTGCAGATCAACAATACATTCAAGGTCGGAAAAATCAGTGATCTGACCGTGGAGCAGTATAACAAAGCGATGCGCCGCCTGCAGAAGACGCCGAACCGCCGGGCTACACAGAATGTACCACCACAGGAAGAAAATCTTCCGGGACAGATGGATATCACCGATTATCCGGGTGCAGTGCCGGGCATGTAAGAGGCGTTTTAAACACTATAAGATGACATTTTTAATTAAGATTACCCGCGCGGCCAGAAAATGGCTGTGCTGGGCAGATAGAAAGGGCAGAGGATGAATAAAGTGATTTTAATGGGCCGGCTGTGCGCGGATCCGGAAGTAAGATACAGCCAGAACGAGAATCAGACCGCCGTTGCACGGTACCGTCTGGCGGTGGATCGGAGATTTAAGAGAGAAGGTGACCAGACCGCGGATTTTATTCCATGCGTTGCGTTCGGTAAGGCGGCGCAGTTTGCGGAGTATTACCTGCATCGCGGCACGAAGATTATCATCACCGGCCGGATCCAGACCGGCAGCTATACCAATAAGGATGGCCAGAAAATCTATACGACAGACGTAGTTGTAGAAGATCAGGAATTTGCAGAGAGCAAGGGCGCAAGTTCTGGAAACGGCGGAACAGCACCGCAGGCGGCAGACCCGGATGGCTTTATGAGCCTCCCGGATGGCATCGACGAAGAACTTCCATTCAACTAGAGAGAAGGTGCGAAATGGCGTGGAAAAGATATGCCGGAAATAAATACGGCAGCCGAAAAGCGGAAGTGAATGGCATCGTGTTCGACTCGAAGCGGGAGGCGGCGCGGTACCAGGAGCTTCTGCTCCTCGAAAAAGTAGGAGAAATAAAGGATATCCGGCGGCAGGTCAAATATGTGCTGATTCCGGCACAGTACGAGCATCCGGAAAGCACAACCAAGAAAGGGCGCGGAAGATGCGTTGAGCGGGAATGTGCCTACATAGCGGATTTTGTATACAAGACGATTCTGCCGGACGGGGATACCCTTACGATCGTAGAAGACACCAAGGGATTCCGGACGAAAGATTATATCATCAAACGGAAGCTGATGCTTTCCGTGTATGGAATACGAATCAGGGAGATTTAGGGAGGAGAGTAACATGGCGGATATCAAATGGATTAAGATCACGACAGATATCTTCGACGATGAGAAGATTCTGTTGATTGAGAGCCTGCCGGAGGCGGACTCGATTATTGTGATCTGGTTTAAGCTCCTGTGCCTTGCCGGGAAGATGAATAACAGCGGTGTGTTCCTGCTGAGTGATAAAATCGCCTACACGGACAAAATGCTGGCAACCATCTTCCGGCGGAAGGAATCTACGGTACAACTGGCACTTAAGACCTTCGAGCAGTTTGGCATGATTGAGATTCTGGACGGTGTGATTACCATCCCGAACTGGGGAAAGCATCAGAACCTGGAGCAGCTGGAGGCCCGGAAGAAGTACCAGAGAGAATACCAGCGGGACTACCGCAGAAAACAGAAGCTTCTGCTGACTGTTGAGCAGGAAGAAAATACAGAGGAAAGTTCATGTGAAGATTCACGTAAACATTTACATAAATATTTACATGAATCCAACGTTAACAGCCTAGATAAAGAGAAAGATAAAGAAGAAGATAAAGATAAGAATAAAGAGAGTAAAGAGAAAGCAACCTGCGAGCAGGTTGTGGACCTTTACCGGTCCATCTGCGTTTCTTATCCATCTGTAAAAACATTATCCGAAGCCAGGAAGAAGGCAATCAGAGCCAGATTGAAAGTTTACAGCCTAGAAGATTTTCGAAAGATGTTTGAAAAGGCAGAGGGATCCGCTTTCTTAAAGGGTGCCAATAACCGGAACTGGTCAGCAAACTTTGATTGGCTGATGAAAGATGCCAATTTTGCGAAGGTAATCGATGGAAACTATGATAACAAACCACGTCAGGCGGAAAGTGCGAAGCCGATCACAGGAAATAAGTTCAATAATTTCCACCAGCGGCAATATGATATGGGATCGCTTGAGCAGATGTTACTTGAAAACCAGAGTGCAGGAGGGTGAGAAATGGCAGTGATTGGAATTATCGTGTTCTGTGGAGTAGTCGTTGGTGCGGCGGCGTTGCTGCTGAACCGGCCAGAGCGGCCGAAGGATCCGGAAGAGGACCGGGAGCAGGAAGAATATCTTACGGAATGGAGCAGGAATCATGGGAAGAATGAAAAAAGCAAAGTGGAAAAGTAGAGAAGGGCACAACGACTATATCCATGCTGAATGCTCTGGTTGTGGCTTTCAGGTTGAAAGTTATGATGCCGTTGAAACAGGAAGATCCAGTACAGAATATATCAAAGCAAAATGGAAGTTCTGCCCGAAGTGCGGAGCTAAAATGACAGTGTAGAACAAACAGAAAGGAGCCAGCCTCCGGCCGGGGCAAGGGTATACCGGGCTTCTGAATGGCGAATAGAGGGAAGAAAACAATGGACGTAGAGAAAAGAGAACTTACATTCAGTGTACAAGGTGAATTTATCACCAATATAGCCAGAGAGTGGTTTTATCTGGAAGGAAAACCATTCGATAAAGTCATGGAGCTTCTCATGGACTGTATGTCTGGTACAGATGAAACGGAAGCACAGATCAAAAGGCATGCGGAAGATATCCTTCTTGGACGGGCAGCCCTGAAAGGTAATACTGGAGATGGTACTTATCGTCTTGTGGTATATGAGCCGGGAGAAGAAGAGACGCTTCCGAAAAGCATGGACATTTGGCGGGAAGTAAAAAAGAGAAAAGACGCAGAAGAGAGCCTCCGAGATATGGTGCAAAAATGGAATACTGCGAGGGAATGCATTCCAGAAGACATACAAAGAGCAATCAGAAGAGAACTTGATGAGGAAACAGAGGAAGACAGAAGATTCTCTATGCTGGATGATTTTCTTGAAAGAATGGCGGATGAGGAAGAACATACGACTGCAGATTATGGTTGGCTGGAACCGAACGGAAAATTTCACGAGGTTGACTGGGGTAATCATCAGGATTGGGCTAATAACTACGTGAATAAGAATTTTCCAGACGAAGTTATGAATACAGATCTGGACATTCAGCGAAAATGTGATGTAGGGCTGTTCGGGGTCGCGGATTGGCTCGTAGAACGAGGATGGGTTCTACTTCACAATCCGGGCATGGGGATTGCAACTCCGACCAAGAATCCGGCAAGAGAGTTCACAAAGGCGCAGAAAGAGTTCCTCTACGATTATTACATGGAGAGAAATCGTGAGAATGAGGCAAATGCAATTTGGGAGGAATAAGGATGAAACATACATTGAAAAGGGTTCCGGAGGTACTGCCATGAAAAAGGAGACACCAGAACAGCAGTTAAATTTGCTTTGCAGACTTATAATCCGTGAACGTGATAATTGGAACTATATCAACGAAAACAGCTGCAATGATCCGTTCTGGCCGGATGGCTGCAATATGAATCTGACGAGAAATCATATTATTTCTTACAAGAGAGATATTGCAGAGTTATGTGAAGAAAACGGAATGCCGCTTCCGGAAGAATATTTTTTGAAGATTCCACCGGAAGTTGATGATAATTATATGGCAAATCTGAATTCGTCGTCAGGCCAGAAGAGCGTGGGAGTTCTGGAC